GAAACGTTCGCGCAAAAACATGAAGAGGAGATAGAAAAAACAAAAAACTTTTTGTGGATATACAAAGGATAAAAAATGGCTCGCAACGATAGAAACCCAAACAATAATCAAAATGATTTATTTAAATCTTTAACAAGAATATTCTCTGGGCCAATGACCCAAAGAAGAACACAGTCTGGTAGACAGTTACGACGACGACACCTAGACATGTATGCAAAGAGATTTAAGTCCGCCTCTGGTCAGCAGTTCAAGAAGAGCGAATATAATCCAATGAACATTACAACGCTCAATATGATCTCTAATAGAAATCGTTCTGAGAGATATGTTGACTTTGACCAAATGGAATTCACACCAGAAATTGCATCGTCCCTTGATATCTACGCCGATGAGATGACAACTCACTCAGCCTTAAATCCGATGTTGCACATCAAATGCCCGAATGATGAAATTAAATATGTTCTACATTCTCTATATTATAGTGTAATGAATATCGAACACAACTTGTTCGGTTGGGCAAGAACTATGTGTAAGTATGGAGACATGTTTTTGTATCTTGATATGGACGAGGAAAAAGGTTTACAAAATTGCATTGGACTACCTCCTCAAGAAGTTGAGAGATTGGAAGGTGAAGATCCAACAAATCCAAATTACGTTCAGTTTCAATGGAACTCAGCCGGTCTAACTCTAGAGAATTGGCAAATGGCTCATTTTAGAGTTCTTGGGAATGACAAGCATGCTCCATACGGTACCTCCGTTCTAGAACCCTCTAGACGCATTTGGAGACAGCTCACACTTCTCGAGGACGCCATGATGGCCTATCGTATTGTTCGATCACCAGAGCGCCGTGTGTTCAAGATTGACGTTGGCGGTATTGCACCTCAAGATGTTGAACAATACATGCAAAAAGTCATGACACAAATGAAGCGACACCAAGTAGTGGATCCCACCACAGGCCGCGTTGACTTACGCTACAACCCACTTTCGATTGAGGAAGACTACTTTATCCCCATCAGAGGCGGACAGTCTTCTACAGACATTCAGAACCTTCCTGGTGGACAATTTACAGCACAGATCGAAGACGTTAAGTATCTTCGAGACAAACTATTCTCAGCACTCAAGGTTCCACAATCCTATCTCTCTATGGGAGAAGGTGCACAAGAAGACAAGACAACACTTGCACAGAAGGACATCAGATTCGCAAGAACCATTCAACGTCTCCAAAGAGTTTTGATTTCTGAATTGGAGAAGATTGGCATTGTCCATCTATACACACTTGGGTATCGCGGAGATGACTTGCTAAACTTTAAGCTAAGCCTCAACAACCCATCAAAGATTGCCGAGATGCAAGAGCTTGAACACTGGAAGACTAAGTTTGATATTGCAGCTGCAGCAACTGAGGGATACTTCTCTCGTCGTTGGGTTTCAGAAAACTTACTTGGATTGTCACAAGACGAATACTTGAGAATGCAAAGAGAAATGTTCACAGACAAGAAGTTCATGGCAGGTCTTGAAGCTGCTGGTCAAGCACCTGAAGATGGTGGCGGAGATCTAGGCGGCGGAGACTTAGGTGGAGACATGGATCTTGGAGGTGATGACTTGGGAGGTGATGACTTAGGTGGTGACCTTGGCGGAGATGACTTAGGTGGTGACGCAGGGGCCGATTTAGGTGGAGATACCGATGATGGTGACTTGCTAGCTGAACCTCCTGCAAAACGCGACGATGACGCAAAACCTCGAGGACCATATAAAAAACATAAGATCTCTTATCGCAAAGGTGGATTCTCAAAACAAATGAAGAACCAAGCCTTTGGTGGTGAAGTTCGTGGATCAACCTCTAGAACAACGTTTCCAGGAAAAGTTGGTTTCGGTGGATTAGACTCGCTGTCGAGAGGTATTCACGAATCAAACGAAAACGAAGAAGAGAAGCTATTTAACACAAGTAATGATGTGAAATCACTAATCGAATTATTAAGAAGAAAGGAAGAAACCGATGAAACTTAACAAACAAACATTGAAACGAATTATCAAAGAAGAACTTGATAGACTAAATGAAGGCATGTTTTCCCCGACTGAAATCTACATGGACTTCCAAAGACAAGGTGGTCGTGATTATTGGCTCTCCAAGGCACACGGAATGAAAATGAAGTATTCAGATTTTATGCATGCCGACCAAGCACTTAAGGCTTACATTGATAAGGTTGACCCATCCTTAAATGATATGCCCCAAAATGTTTGGAGCCAAATAACAAAACTAATTAACGACACAGTATAAAATATAAAGGACAACAACATGAAACATAATAAGAAAAGAAATACCGCTTTTCTTTACGAATGCTTGATTCGTGAATTAACAAAAGCAATTTTACAAGAAGACAAAGTAAGACAATCAAAAGTCAAGGGTCTATTAAGAGAATTTTATACAAAAGGAAAGGTTCTTTCAAAAGAGCTTGGATTGTATAAATCTCTGTTGGAAAGCAAGGAACTTAAGTCAGATTTCTCAAAGCGACTTATGGTCGAAACCAAGAAGGATTTTAATGATTTAGACAGGAAAGAAATTTTCAACGAGCAAACGGCATTAATCAACAAGATCAACAAGGCCTTGGGCAACAAAGCGTTTTCAAACTTTGTCCCGAACTATAAAGATATAGCAACGATTGGACTATACTTCCAGAACTCAAACCTTGGAGCTAAAAAGAGAATTATGCTCGAAGACAAAGTGATAAGCTTTCTTACTAGATTGGATGAAAACCAGACAGAAATGAAACCAGTTGATCAACTCGAGTTCAAAATGTTTGTCAAGAGATTTAATGAAACATATGAGCATTCCCTACTCAGAGAACAAAAAGAATTGCTAAGCAACTTCATTGTGTCGTTTTCCGACAATGGTCTTGGTTTAAAGTCTTATCTGAATGATGAAATTGGAAGACTAAAAGAAGCAGTTAATGTCGAAATAGTAGAGGAGAACTCCTCACCTTTGAATGAAAATTTTAAGAAAGTTAAAGCAAAGCTGGATAGTTATGCAAAAACTCCTTTGAGTTCTCAAATTGTAGAAGAGATTTTTTATATTCAAGATCTATTAGTGGAGGTAAAGAGAAATGTCAATTAGTATCAACATAGCAGACACACCCACACCAGAAGTTCCACAAGAGCCAGGTGGAATCAAGATCGAAATCGTAGAAAAGGATGAAGTCAATTTCAAACTCATGTCACGCTCTGCAGTGAACGGAGACATAATGATATTGGATCATAAAGATATTGACATAGTAATCAAGCAAGAACAGGGAAAGATTTTAACATTTGCTAAGGAGACTTTGTCTGATTTTACATATGGTGCAGAAGCAAGACTTTTGGAGTTCATGAGAAAAAAAGGTCTTCTAGAATATGACTCAATCCAAGGTGGAAATATCTATGGATCTCTAGAGGGCAAACTGATGACCTCTGCCGATGTGGATGTTAACAAGATTGCGCTTATAGTAATCTCAGAATGGATGAATACAGAACAGTCTTACATCAAAGGTACAACCGCATATGATGATATTTCTGACGACCACTTGATATCCCCAGATGGAGAATACTCAACAGAACTTGGTGAGGTCCCACAAGAACAAGAGAAAGGCTCAATAAGACAGGGCAGTGGATTTGCCCCATATATGTATGGGAGATACACGTACTGATGAATCAGAAACTTATTATGGAAAACTGGAGACGCTTTCTAAAAGAAGAGGAGACGCGGGGCAACAGACTTGATGATAGTCAAGTTTGTTTAAGAGTAAGCATATCTCCAGGAAGCGACGCGGAGTTCACAATGTACACTCCTGGCCAAGGCCTTGAGGTTGCACAGATGATCGCTGACTTACAGATTATTGGAGAAGTGACCTTGTCAAGCTTGAAGAGCGATGGCCCGTGTCTCAAAGCCGATGGGATGAACCCATCTTGGCACGTCGAAGCAATTCACACTGCTGAGAAATTTAGGAACGTTGGGTACGGAGGGTTGCTTTATGGGTTTGCATTTTATGTAGCAGATCAACACAACGCTGGGCTTACATCAGATAAGAACGTGGGATCCAAAGAAGATGCTGTTGTGAAGTGGAAATCATTTGAGAAAAATACTCAAACATTCGACAAAGTAGAAACACCAGACGGCAACGACACATTTGATTATGATGAAAGTACACCAGACCCAGATGACGATTGTGATGTATTGGCAGCTGCTGATGAAAACGCTACAGACCACAGCCTCGAACACACAAACCCACAAATCTACGAACAATCAATAGCAATATATGAAGCTAACCACATGGACTTTCTAGATGTGGTTGTGGATTCAGGTTTCATGAACGAAAGAGAGTTCAACAAGTTCTTGGACGAAGCTGCATTTACTAGTTTTAAGAGAAATTACGACGACTAATACTTGGAGATCCTTTGGAACTTTTAAATTTTATTCTTGCCGCTTACGGCATGACATTTATGATCGTTTACGGAAAGATATTTGAAGACGTCAGACCTAAGAAGGACTATACAAAGAAGTGGAACACGCTGTGGAACTGTCCATTGTGCATGGGTTTTCACGTAGGCTGGATTTTAATGCTCTTTTCCCCATTTACGGAACTATTTAGTTTCGAGTATTCTTTCGGGAATGCTTTTGTTCTTGGCTGTATTTCAGCTGGAACATCTTATTTAATTTCGGTCTTAGTCGATGATTTTGGACTAAGACTATCGTCGAGATCAGGAGGTGATTATGTCGATGATTAAGCGCTGGGTTTTACAACCCGTCCGTCGCTGCTGCAGCGGATCCTAGCTCAAGCGGGTAACGCCCGCAATGGGTGGAGCTAAGCTCTGCCCACCTTTTTTATTTTGGAGAAAAGAATGAGTAAACAATTATTAAGAGAGTTCCACGCGCTATGTCCAGATGGACGTTGTCTGGATCTTTTGACCGAGAGAGAGAAAAAAGAAGTTGTTGAAGATGGCGTGGTCTATTTGACCGGTCGTATTCAGACAGCAGACAAAAAGAATGGCAATGGCCGTAAGTATCCACACAAAGTTCTCATGAGAGAGATAGATAACTACATGACAATCGTCAAAGACAATAGAGCCTGTGGTGAATTAGATCATCCTGACGACTCCGTAATTAACCTTAAAAACGTTTCTCACATGATCACCGACTGTTGGTGGGAAGGTAAGGATGTAATGGGCAAGATCAAAGTCTTAGACACTCCCAGCGGTAGAATCCTAAAGGATCTCATCAACGCTGGTGTGAAGCTTGGAATCTCTTCCCGAGGTCTCGGATCAGTTCGAGAATCAATGGGAACAACAGTTGTCGAAGAAGACTTTCAACTCATCTGTTTTGATATTGTATCAGAACCATCCACTCCAGATGCATATGTTTATCCGGGAGAGGCATCTAAAAAACCAGTTAGATTCTCAACAAAATTGCGAGAACGAAAAGAAAACAATATAGACAATCTATTTAAAAAGATTCTTGGAGATTAAATGAACAAAGAACAATTAAGAAAAACCTTAAAGCCACTCATAAAAGAGTGTATCAAAGAGGTGATTTTTGAAGAAGGAGTTCTCTCTGGAATTATTTCAGAGGTTGTCAAGGGAACAGGCGGTCAACGTATTGTCGAAACCCAAACTCAACCCACTTATAAAAAACCACAAATAGACCACGAAGGTCAACAAAGAAAGCTAAAAGAGCATCGTCGAAAAATGCTTGATTCAATTGGCTCAGGGGCTTACAATGGCGTAGATTTGTTTGAAGGTACAAAACCTTTGAGCCAACAAGCAGCCGGTAAATCTTCTGGAGGTCATGGTTCAAAAGCTCTAGAGGGCGTTGCACCAAGCGATGCCGGCGTTGATATCTCAGCTTTCGGAATGTCTTCGGCTATTTGGTCAAAATTAGCAAAGGGAAAATAATGGCTACCAATTACAAAATGAAACCTCGCAAAGGCGAGACAGCGGAAAAGTTCATAAAGCGCTTTACCAAGAAATGCAAGAAGCTTGGAATCATCCAAGAAGCTCGAGATCATAGGCATTTTACTTCTGAGTCTGAAAAAAAGAGGCTTGCTCGTAAAAAATGGAGATCACGGATCAATAAGAATAAGGATTAACTATTTAGTCCTAAAAGAGAGGAGATGTTTATGAGTTCAAATTTTTACACAGCTGGATTAAACCACGTTGGATCTTACCAAGTAAGTGGAGTCCCATATCTTAGCGGCTCAAACCTACCAGTAAACACAAATGATTCTCTGAGGTTTCAATTTCCAAAAGTAACAAAGAGTATCACTGTGAAGTCAAACCATGGAAGCCCAATTCGTGTCCATTTTGCTCCATTTTCTGTTGGCGTATCTCCATATGTAAGGGGTGCCACCACGCACAGTAATTTCGTTACAATCCCAAACAATGGCTCACAAACATTCGAAGTGAAGTGTAAGGAGATTTTCATCTCAAAAACAACCGGAACGTCAGGCACCACAAATGACGATGTTCAGATATTCGCAGAACTCACAACAATTCCCAATGAGAGAATGTTTAGTCTTGATAATGTTGAAGGGGTAGCAACCGCATGAGTTTCAATTACACAACTGGTCTTAACAATATGGGATCATATCAAGTATCTGGTCGACCATGGATGAAGACCGTCGCTTTCACTGGTGTGCAGAGCATATTCTATGAATTTCCAAATGTTACTGATTACATCAAAGTAATGAATGATGTTAATGCAGATACGGCTAATCTAGATATTGTTTTCTGTGAGCCAAGACGCGGTTTACGAATGGCCAATGCTGGGACGAACCCTAATGTTAACTATGCTACCACCGGACTTAGTTTGGTTGATTTTTCGATTTCTCTTTGGATAAGAATTGTTGATTTAGAAGTTTCAAAATTCTTTGAAATCGCCACCTCCGCTGGATCTGCCTTTAGGTTTCAAATACATCAAACTTCAGGAACACCACAAACGAGATTTTTTGTTGATGGTATTGCTGATATCAAGAATGGGACTCTCCCATTCACCGCAGGGGAGTATTATAACATTGTTGCTACATTTTCAAGCGGTGATTCAAGCCTATACATAAATGGAGAGCTCCACCAATCTAATACTAGAGCATATACATCACCTGCTGTAAGTCTCACGCTCGGGGCTATTGGGGCGACTGGTTTTGACGGAGTTTATGAGCAGGTTTTGCTCTTCAACAAAGCTTTGACGAAATCAGAGGTAAATAGTGTTTACACTGCCTATGAATCAATCAGCAATTTAAACCAATCAGCACAAGACTCAATCGTTGCAAGATATGAATTTGAAGACAATACTTATAAGAACTTTTTTCCCGTAGCCGACACTACCGCTACAATCCAAGATAGGGCATCCGGCTTCAATCTATCTAGAAGCGGCACCGCGACCGAGGCTTTTGTTGACGGACGAGCATTGGTCAACGCACTTTCACATCACAAAATTACTCTTATTGATCAACAAGAAATAACGTTAAACTGCAAAGCAAAGCAAATCTTTCTAAGATCTACTGCCACTGTGGATGTTAGTATTTGCGCTGGACTCACTGCAATCCCAGCTGAAAGAATGTATGAACTAACTGGACCGGGAATCGATGAGTAATGGCGAAGGAATTTGGATGGGCATATGTTGCTGGTACGCAAGCTTCCGGACCTAAAGGTTCAGTTCAACTTGCTGGTATCACGACTGCATTAGAGCACGACCCTAACCTTCTATGGTCAGATGAAGAAAACGCTTTGATGGTGTCTGGGAATATCATCGCCCATAACTTCGAGATTCAAAACCAAACCAAAACAGTATTTCATTTTGAAGTTTCCGGATCTTCAATCTTTGGAGACACTCTAGATGATGTACATCAATTTACTGGTTCTCTAAATATTACAGGGAACGTTTCAGCATCAGCCTTTTATGGTTGGGGCGCAGACCTTGATGGCGTGCCAATCAACTATTACACCAATCAA